GACTCAAATCGGAATATTAGAGGATGTTGTTGTTTACTCTCCATCTTTAGACTAATAATTAATTAACCATAAAAGAGGGATGGGTAGTATTCCTATCCCTTTTTTTATAAAAAAAAATAAATATGGCTTGTGATATTTCAAATGGTCGTTTAGAGGCTTGTAAAGATACAGTATCAGGATTAGATGCTATCTATTTTATTAACTACGGTATTAACTATCCTACAGATGTTACAATAGATGTAGATGGAGTTATTACTGCTGTAGCTGGGGTTACAGATTTGTACAAGTGGGAGCTTAAAGGAGCTAACTCATTTGAGCAAACAATCCAAACATCTAGAGACAATGGTACTACTTACTTTGAACAAACAGTAGTAGCACAATTTAAATCTCTTCAAATTGATACACACAAAACAGTTAAATTGTTAGCTTATGGTCGCCCTCATATTGTTGTACGTACAAGAGCTTTACAGTTTTTCTTAGTAGGTCTTGAAAGAGGAGCAGATGTAACTGCTGGAACTATCTCTTCAGGTAGTGCCATGGCTGATTTTAATGGTTATAATTTGACATTTACGGCGATGGAGAACACAATTGCTCCATTCATTGACTGTTCAGATGAGCTTACATTAAAAGCAGTATTCGATAATGCTAATATCGTTACGGTATAATAAAAACGGTTCGCAAATGATAAAGAAGGGGGTAGCTATTAGCGCTCCCTTTTTTATTTTAAAACAATTAGCTCAATAGTAGTTATATAAGTATGATTATTTGGGATGCTCAAGCTGGTATTAAAACGATTTCTATAGTTACAGAATTGAACTATAACATCAATAAATGCTATCTGAGAGATGATAGCGCTAACATAGAGGTACTTTTCGACATAGACGATATACAAGAAGCTGAATGGTTTGTAAACGTATTAATAGACGTTACAGAAGATTTGCTAGATAAGCGAGTATATGACCTTAGACTACAGGAAGATGATGTAGTAGTGTACAAAGATAGAGTATTCGTAACTGACCAATCTCCTGAAGAGTTTAGCGTTAATGTAGCTCCAAATGATACACCATTATACAAACCACATTCCAGCACGAATGAATATATAACGTATGGATAACAAAAAAAATAATGTACGAATAATTGAGCTGTCAAAGTATGAGACTCCTCAAATCTCTGAAAGCAAAAGAGAGGATTGGGTTAACTACGGAGAGGACAATAATTACTTTCAATATCTCATAGATAGATATACATATTCACCTACCAATAATGCCATTATAAACAACATTATACGGCTTATCTATGGTAGAGGATTAAAGGCAGCAGATGCATCTCGCAAACCAGCGGAATATGCTCAGTTTATGACCATGATTCATTCTGATGATGTTCGTAAGCAAATCATGGATGCTAAGATGTTAGGTCAATTTGCGATGCAAGTACATTACACTAAAGACCATTCTAAAATACAGAAAGTATATCACATTCCTGTACATCTGTTAAGACCTGAGAAATGTAATAAAGATGGAGAAATAGAGGCATACTATTATTCTGATAATTGGGATGATATTAAAGCATTTCCTCCGCAAAGGATTCCAGCGTTTGGATACTCAAAAGACCCAATTGAGATACTTTACATTAGACCTTATACTGTAGGAATGAAGTATTTTGCTTTGGTTGACTATCAGGGAGCTTTACCGTATACAGTTTTAGAACAAGAGATATCTGATTATCTGATAAATGAGGTACAGAATGGATTCTCAGGGACTAAAATAATTAATTTTTCTAATTCCATACCTCCTGAGGAGGAGATGGATGAGATAGAGCGCAAAGTAACTAACAAGCTCACAGGCTCAAAAGGAAAGAGAGTTATTATATCTTTTAATCATTCAGAAGCTGAGAAAACTACAGTAGACGATATTCCGCTTAATGATGCTCCTCAACACTATGAGTATTTATCAAATGAATGCCAAAGAAAGATAATGTTAGGTCATAATGTTACATCTCCGCTTATCTTTGGTTTGTCTACGACTACAGGATTTAGCTCTAATGCTGATGAGCTACAGAATTCATTCATCCTTTACTACAACATGGTGATTAAGCCATATCAGGACTTAATTATTGAAGCAATTGACAAAGTTTTAGCATATAATGGAATCACTTTAAAGCTATATTTTGAGACTTTAAAGCCTTTGGAGTTTACTGACCCATCAGGCAAAGTAAAAGAGCCTACAACAGAGCTTAGTGCTATGGATAATGAAATAGCTACAGCGTTAATTAGCTTAGGTGAAGAGCCTAATAAAGAATGGCTATTAATAGATGAAGCTCCTGTAGACTATGAAACCGATGAGCTAGAGAATGAACTGCTTAAAGGAGGTAAGAAATCACTACTTTCTAAGTTAGTAGAGCTAGTTAGTACAGGTACAGCTAGACCTAATTCTAAATCTGAGCAAGATGCTAATGTAGATGGCGTTAAATTCATTACTCGCTATGTTTATGCTGGAGAGACTACAGAGAAAAGCAGACCATTCTGCAAAAAGATGATACAAGCTGGAAAGATTTACCGAAAAGAGGATATACAACAGATGGAAAATCAGCCTGTGAATGCTGGATGGGGAGCTAGAGGAGCAGACACTTATGATATTTGGTTTTATAAAGGAGGTGGAGCTTGTTACCATCGCTGGAATAAGCAAGTATATGCAGCTTTTGAAGGCACAGGAATAGATGTTAATTCTCCTTTAGCTAGACAAATAGCTGTACGGAAAGCAGAGAAATTTGGCTACGTAGTAAAAAATGATTCATTGGTAAGTACAAGACCTATAGATATGCCTAACAAGGGCTTTTTACCTAAAGACTAATAAAAGATGGCAGAGGCATTATTAATTACTAGAGATGATTTGGTTCGGTTAACTGCTTTAGGTGGCAATGTTGATACTGATAAATTCATTCAATTTATAAAAGTTGCACAGGATATACATATACAAGGATATCTAGGTACAAACCTACTAGATAAGATTAAGCAAGATATTGAAGATGATACACTTGCTGACCCGTATTTAACGCTATTGGTTAAGTACATTAAGCCTATGCTTATTCATTGGGCAATGGTTGAGTATCTACCATTCGCAGCTTATACAATAGCAAACAAAGGAGTGTATAAACATAGCTCTGAGAATAGCGAAAATGTAGATAAAGCAGAAGTGAATTATCTAGTAGAGAAGCAGAGAGACATAGCACAACACTATACAGAAAGATTCCTTTCTCATATGGGAACATATAGCGCTATATATCCTGAGTATAACACTAACTCAAGCGGTGATATGTATCCTAATACAAATAATTTCTTTAAGGGCTGGTATATATGAAAAACTACACACCAAAAAAAGAGAACATAAAAAAGCTAGTTATCTATCTTAAAAAAGTAAGCAATGGCAATAAAAAAGATAAGTGAATTTACATCTGTAGATGAGATAGCTTTTGGAGATATATTCCTGACATCATTTGACAATGGTACATCTTTTGAATCTAGAAAGATTAAAGCTGAAAACATACTAGCAGCTGGTACAAAAGTCTTAAGAGCTTTCATAACTCAAACAGGCGCATCAGCTCCATCATTAACAGCTATTAAGGATAGCTATGCAGATGGTACATTTACTCCTAATTACTCATCTACAGGAATCTATACTTTAAATGGTTTTGATGGCTATTTAGGTGTATCTACAGAGGTTAGAATCAACACTAATATGCTGAACTATGGAGAGCATATAAAGACCTATGTAACATCCGCAGATGAGCTTACAATTGAGACCTACGATAATACAGGCACACTAGCCAATGGAATAATGGATATAGACGGCTTGTTTATCGAAATAATCACATACATCTAATGAAAAACTACCTACTTACTATAAGCCTTTCATTTTTAGCTATACTTGCGCCTATTCAGCCTTTAATCCTATTAGCATTTAGCACAATAATTCTAGACACATATTTCGGAATATGGAAAACCATCCGTATAAAAGGATGGAGTGGAGTAAGAAGTAGGAGAATGAGTGACACTATCACAAAAACCTTATTGTATGTAGGTGGTATAGTATGTATATTCTTTGCTGAGAAGTACATTCTAGTAGGTCTAATAGACAATGCAACTAAAATAGATAATCTGCTTACTAAAGCCTTTACACTATTCTGCGTTATGACAGAGGGAAAAAGCATAAGTGAAAGCTACAAAGAGGTAACAGGTAGAAATATTTGGAAAGCATTTTTCATTTTTGTACAGAGACAAAGAGAGGAAAGAACAAAACAATAAGATATGGCAGATAAAGAAAACGAATGGGGTGATGGAGCATGTAATAATACTCTCGGATGGGGATTAGCTCAGGCTAAATTTGGATGCGCTACACCTTGTGCGGATGCTAGAGTAAAAAATAGTAATGGCAGTTATGATACGATTGTAGGTAGTGGTGGTTTTTTAGCTTTACCTGACATCACAGTAACAGATAGTGATGGCTCTACATTCACAGCTCCAGCAGTTACAGATGTAACTTGTACACCAGCTGTAGCACCAATAGGAGCATTACTCACTAAAACAGGTCAAACTACATCTTTTCGTACAGGTGATGATGGAGATTTAGAAGCTGGTAGAGCTACATCATTTACTGTATTAAGCGGAAATAATCCTTTTGGAAATACCAATAGATTTACAGATGAGTTAGGAAGGCAAACTTATGCAAATCGAATTGCTATAGATTGGTCTACATTTAACGGTACAAATGTACTAGGTTACTATTATACTATAGGCGCATCAGATGTAACATGGAATGCAGCTATAGATGCAGCAGCAGCTCTTTCTGTTGGAGGATTTACAAGCGGATGGAGATTGCCAAACATTCATGAGATGTTAAGCATTTGCAACTATCAATTAACACAATTATTAAATTATTCTCCATTTAACGTCACGAATACTCTTTGGTTATCTACCACATATGCAGCAAGTACAACACTAGCTTATACATTATCGGGAAGCTGGATAAATCTATCAGGCAAAAGCGGAGCTGCTGGTAGATGGATGGCAATCAGAACATTCACAGTAACAGGAACAACACTTTCATAATATGGCAACTTATAAATTCCCACAATTCAACGTAGAGATTATAAATCCTACAATTGAAGTAGTAACGATTCATGATACTATTGCAACTAAAACGTGCAGCGTAGATATGCTACTTTCAACACCACAGGCTAACTTTGGAGTTACTCTAGATGGCTTTACTTATGTATCTGATTGGTCAGATTCTGAAGTACAAGTATGGGCATTAGTAGAGCTACAAAAATATGAAATCTGATGGTAAGAGCTTACAAAGATGAAGAGCTACTAGCTAGGGTTAAGACACTACCTAACTTTCAGTATATTCCTCATGACTATTGGATTATAGGAGTAAGGTCTAAAGCTGATTTAACTGACCAATACGATGATAAATTCTATGTTTTCAAAGGAGAGCAGTTTATCATGGTTACCACAGGAACAACAAATAAAGGTCTAAAAGGCACAGCTGTGATGTTAGCTGATATGTGGCATTACGAAGTTTACAAGTATGGTTTACATCGTGGAAAGATGCCAGCTCTACGTCAAATTAAATCTATTCCGTATACTCGGGATTTTGATAAAGATGGTAAAACAGATGTAGTAGGTAACGTATTCACAGATATCATTTACATGAATTTTCACGGTTCTACTTATAACTTTGGTAGCTCTAATGTATCCCCTAAAATAGGAGGCTGGTCTGAAGGCTGTCAGGTAGTACAAAAGAATGCAGATTACGAAAGAATCATTAAGCTAGTCAAAAATCAGCACGTAGTGTCTTATTGCTTAATAAATGAATTTTAAGAGCATATTCTGTAATTATTGTATATTGCATCATAAAAACATTATTAACTCCTTAAAACAAACCAAAATGGCTAAAAAGAAAAAGAAAGATTTGGATATCAATATTGATACTAAAAACATTGATATTCACATCACACGAAAAGATGGAAAATTTGAAGCTACTTTAGATACTCCCTTAATTGATGCTGAATTAACCAAAGATGAAAATGGTGTGGATTTGGATGTAAGAGCTGATGAACAAGCTCCTAAAATTATTGGTCAAATCCTAGCACGAATCATTAAGAAGAAAAGAGGTTAATGGAGGTTATCCGTCACACAAAGAATGTTCATGAATTAAAATTTGATGAGCAAGAGGCTGAGATAGCTATGCTTAGTGATTTGCATTGGGACAATCCTAAATGCGATAGAGACCAGCTTAAGAAACATCTAGACTACTGCGTAAAGCATAACATCCCTGTTGTTATTAATGGGGATTTCTTTTGTTTAATGCAAGGCAGAGGGGATAACCGTAGAAATAAATCTGATATTCTCCCTGAACACAACAACGCACGTTATTTAGACTCTATCGTAGATACTGCTGTGGAATGGTTTACTCCTTATGCAGATGTTATTAAAGTGATTGGTTACGGTAACCATGAGACAGGAATAATTAAGTATCAGGAAACCGACATTTTGCAGAGATTCGTAGACCTACTAAACTACAAAACAGGAGCTACTGTTTATACTAGTGGATATGGTGGATGGATAATAGCTAAACTTAATCAAAGAGGCACAACGAATACTACCACTAGAATAAAGCATTTTCATGGCTCAGGTGGTGGTGGTGTAGTTACTAAAGGAGCTTTGAATCTCACAAGAGCTTTAGAGATGTACGAAAATATGGATGTATTCACAATGGGTCACATTCACGAAAACAGCTCCCGTAACGATGTAAGAGAGGTATTATCTCATAACGCTAAACTAGGATACTACGTAGACCAAAAGCATATACATCTAATGCTTACAGGAACATACAAGGAGGAGTATGGAGATGGCTCTAAAGGATGGCACGTGGAAAGAGGCGCTCCTGTCAAACCTACAGGAGGCAGAATCTTAAAACTAAAAGCTCTGCGCTGTAAGGAAAAAGTATACGTACATACAGATAGCTACAAGTTTCCTATTTAATTCTATATTTGCACTAATTACTTGTTTTTTTCTTGTTTAAAGCCTCTGCTAGTTGGAGGCTTTTTTACGTATATATACTTAGTTTATCTACGTAGTTTTACGTAATTTACACCTGATGAGTAATATTTTTTGTGTGTAAGTGATTTTGTTTGTGAATAACTCCTATATTTGCGTATAACAATTAACGAAAAAACAAGAATTATGAAAACTTTAAATTCAACAGATTCAAGATTTATCACAAGAAAACAAGTAAGAATGAATTGTGCTTGTTGCAATAAAAAAATTAATAGAATGCACACAAATTTTAGTTATGTTGGAGTAGACAAATCAAATAATATTTTAGGTGTTATTTTATTAAATGATGACAGCATTGATTTAAGAGATGTAAATAATTCAGAATTTTATCAAGTAAAAGCAATGGGAGGAAATTGTGTTAAGAATTTCTATTCAAAAAATAATAGTATTAAACCAAAAAATGCCGCTGCAGAATTAAAGGTTTTTAATAATGACGGGAGCAGTTTTCATTATGTAATAAGAGATTCAAAAGGTAACGAAATGATTTTACAACGTGGTACTGAATATTTAGAATTTAAAATTGCACAACAAGAATATTTGAAAAAAAGTAAATAAACAAGCGAGGGGTGCGACTCGGTTAACGCACACTTTTAAAAACAAGAACAGATGAAAGAAAAATCAGACAAGCAAATGTTTTGGGAAGGCATCCTATTTTTCCTACCAGCAGTATTTATTTTAATATTCTTTTTAATCTTATGAAAATAGTCTGTTTACATTGCGAAGGTGAGGGATATACATCTAGTGTATCCTGTACCTATCCCTCATGGATGTGCTGTGGTGGATGCTACGAAAAAGAAAAATGTGAGATTTGCTACGGTTATGGTTCATTAGAGCCTGACCTATTAGATTACGAACAGAATAGGCTTTATTCCATCTTTATAGATGCACATCGTAACAAGGAGGCTCATCAGTCACTAATCAGCAATTTAGAGGAAGCTCTTAACTGTTTAATCCAATCCAAATGAGAAGATACCATATTACATATTTTGTTTCTAGAGGTGATTTAAAGGCATCTGATGAGACATTATTAAGCGGAGTAACCGTAGAGGCAAAGGATATACAGGAGGCTCTTACAGCGTATAAGAAGCTACGTAAAGATGAAAACCTACCTGAGTTAACCGAAGTTAAATACATTATAGAACTATGAGAATAATAGACAAAGTAAAGAGATGTTTATTCTCTGAACAGCAGCCTTTAAACGAAGAGCTAGTGATACTTATTTCAGACCAGCTTTTAGCTACTATGAAGACAGAAGTAAAAAAAGATGAGGATTTAATCAGATACAGCCTTTATATTGACGATAAACTAGTCAAATCATTATTCTTCAGCGTGAATCATTTAGGCAAAGCAAAGGAATTAATTAAACAAATAACATACATATGAAAGATGAATTAGTAAAAGATTTACTCTTTATGACTCCTGATAACATCGTGAGAGACGTTATAAAGCGATTTAACGCACGTTCTCTGTCGGGGATAGAGAAATATAACACTACACTAGAAAGAAACGATTTAAACAGCTTAGAATGGCTACAGCATTTACAGGATGAATTAATGGATGCTGTACTTTATTTAGAAAGACTAAAACAAGAGAAAAATGGATAGTGTAGTAGAATGGTTAATAACCAACTATTTCGGTAAAAAAGAGAATTGTTCGCCTAATTTTAGATATTATATTGATGAGGCTCTGAAAAAGGAAAAGGAACAAATGGAGAAGTTAAAAGATTTTGAATTTTGGAAAGAATGGAAAAACAAGTAATATGGCAAAAGTAACTATAGAATTCGACAGCATAGAGGATAATGATGAGCTAACAATGTGTATAAACGGTATTAAATGGTATTCATTAGCATGGGAGATTGACCAATATATGAGAAGCAGGTTAAAATATTGTGAGCTATCTGAAGAGGTTTACAAAGAGCTGGATGCTGCAAGAGAAAAGCTACATGAAATCATGCGACATGATGGATTGAAATTTGATTAATATATTAAGCATAACTCATGTTTTTATAGCTAAATGACTAATATATTAAACGGAATTAATTCGATTAACTACTTAAAAAATAACAAAAGATGAAAAAGTTAAATTTTACCACAACAAGCGCTATTATTTTATATACGATGTTAGCGTTAGTTTTATATTCTTGTACTGATTCAGGAACTTTAGAAAGAATAGATAAAGGAAATAATCAACAGATAGAAGTATTTAGATATTTTTATGATGATGGAAGATATGTATATGTAGCTCGTTTTAAAGATACGCCGAATGTTGTAAGCACCACATGGTCAGAACAACATGGTAAACAAACAATTACAAAAGGGAACGTAGTAATATTTGAAAATGATAGTATTGAGGTGATTCTTAAAAAATAACAAAAGATGAATGAATTAATGAATTGGGCTGGTGGCTTTTTTATGGGATTAGCCTCAGGAATGTTAATAGGTTATGTTGTATCACTATTTATAGAAGATGATGAGATGTGACGGAAAAGGATGCATACAAAGAAACTCATGTTTTCGCTATACATCCGAAATTAAACCAAACGAAAAAATATATACAGAGCCTCCGTATGTTATGCATGATAATGTACAGATATGCGACAAATTTATACATGATGAAAAAGAGAAAAAGACAATTAGAAAGTGACATTAAGAAAATCAATAATATTATTGATATTATTAGGATTAAAGGACTAGACAAAGTACACAGAAAGAGAGAGCTGGTATATCAGAGATGTTATCTGATGGCTAAACTGAGAGCTTTAGGATGTACATATCAGTATATAGGTGATTTGTTCAATAAGGACCATGCTGCAGTAATCCATTGCATAAACAATCATAAGTTATTCACAAAACAATCAGATATAATCTATAGAGTAATTATCTCAGATGTAGCTGAAATGTATCAAAACATGAACAATAACATACAGCCTGATATATTTGAAGACGTTATGAGCTGCGAGGATGTAGCAGAGTTATTTACAATTAAGAAAAAGATAGAAAAAGGGATATATTTTTAGATATATTTGCGCATACGTTCGGTCTCACACCATAAGAACAAAAGAAGTTAGTTAGAACTCTATAATGATACTGAAGTGAGACCCAGTAGAATTGTAGAGTTTTTTTTATGCTTAAAAATTAGTTTTATGAATGAAATTTATTTTAAATGTCAATACGTAGATGATGACGAAATGATAGTTTCTAGTGGTGACTTTATTAGTTTTGAAATTATTAAAGATGGACAATCTGTATCGGTTTGTTTGGATTATAAACAAGCGTATACATTGATTAAATATCTAAACAGCTACAGAGATGAGCGGCTGGATTAAATTACACCGTTCCTTGAAAGAATGGGAATGGTACGATGACCATAACGCAACTAGGTTACTCTTGCATTTACTTGTATCAGTAAATTATGAAGATAAACAATGGAAAGGTCATACTGTAAAAGCTGGTTCAATGATTACCAGCTGGGAGAGTTTATCTAAAGAAATTGGTTTATCTGTTAAGCAAATTAGACTAGCAATGAACAAGCTAGAAAGCTCTAAAGAAATAGTAAGATTTACGACAAACAAATGGCAAGCTGTAACCCTTGTAAAATGGGAGAAACTACAAGGATGTGATAGTGAAAAGGGCAGTCAGAGGGATAGTCAAAGGGCAACAACTAAAGAATATAAAGAAATAAAGAAAGTATTTATTATACCAACTGTTCAGGAAGTTATGGAATATTGTAAGGAAAGGAAAAATCTTGTAGAAGCGAATAAATTTGTAGATTTTTACGAATCTAAAGGATGGATGGTAGGCAGTAATAAAATGAAAGATTGGAAAGCTGCTGT